TCAGGATCATCACCCTCTTTCCATTTGTTTAGAATGTTCTGAGTAATGACAAGGTGTTGATTCTCATCACGGGCAATTAGACCTATGATTTTTGCACTTCCCTCCATAAGTTTGAGTTCGCCAAATGCAAAACTGCAAGCAAAACTGACGTAAAAGCGAATACCTTCAAGAATATTAACGTTTGCAACTGCTCTGAATAATTTACGTTTGAGTTCATATCTTTCTCCTTGTGCATAGGGAACTTGTTCTTGGGCATATTTCCAAATTTCAGAAGTTCCATAATGTTGAGCACTATTAATGAAGTCATTATATGCCTCAGTTACACTGATAGCACGTTCCATAATACGTTCGTCTTTCAGAATCGTATCAAAGACTTCAGAAGGATCTGAATAAACATTTTTAATAATATAAGTATATGAACGAGAATGGATCATCTCCATAAACTCCCATACCTTCATACACGCTTCAAGTTCAGGCAGTGAGCAATATGGTGCAAATGCCATACCAGGACCACGACCTTGAACTGAGTCTAACATAACCTGATATTTTAAGTTAGAAGTAAAAATATGCTTTTGTTCTGGACGAAGAGTTTGATAATCTCCACGATCTTTTTGTAGAGAAATTTCTTCTGGTCTCCAGAAATAGCTCAATTGTTGTTGAGTTAATTTATCAAATATTGGATATTTATAAGAATCATACCTCTGAATTCCTAGTGGTTGTCCAAAAAACATAGGTTGCTTTTTGGTGTCTACTTCTTCAGAATTAAAAACGGTCATTGATTCTATCACTGACCTATTCTCCATTTTTGTTTTAAAACTAAACGTCATATTTTCTCCTTTAAACTATCTCACACTTTTATATTTAATCAAATTAAATTGTACAACTTTCACAATTTTCCTCATTAGAATTCATAATATCATTGAGAAGAGATTGAAGTTCTTTTTTTGGTTCTTCTCCCACCTCATCAGTTTTAATATCATAAGTGTTTTGATAATATGCTGTTTTCCAACCATAACGATAACACATAAGAAAATCATTTGCCATCACACTGACAGGAACTTCATTATTGGCATAATTTTGTGGATTATAGGACCAATTTCCAGAAATTGCCTGATCAAAGAATTTCTGCATCACAGCAACAATATTAATATATCCACGATTACTCTTCATATCCCAAAGAAGTGTATAGTTATTTTTAAGAGTGTGATATTGTGGAACAATCTGCTTGAGTGGTCCTTTCTTTGATTTTTTAATGGACAAATAATCACGGGGAGGTTCAATTCCATTAGTGGCATTTGACACAACTGAACTACTCTCCGATGGCATCTGTGCAGACAACGTTGAGTGCCTAAGGCCATATTCAAGGATAGATTTTCTAAGAGATTCCCAGTCGTGTTCTAATCCGATAGAAGAAATTTCGTCTACATCTTTTTTATAAGTGTCAATCGGAAGAATTCCATCAGAATACTTAGTACGACCAAAATATTCACAATGACCCCTTTCCTTTGCAAGTTGATTTGATGACTTTAGAAGATAATACTGAAAGGACTCAGAAAGTCCGTGAACTGCATCCCAAGCCCCTTTAGAGTCATAGTTAAATCCAAGTTTAGCAAGATAATGGGCAAGACCAATAAAACCAACTCCAAGAGCACGACGACTTTTTGTAAAGTTTTCTGCAGCCTTTACAGGATAATCCTGATAGTCAATCAGTTCATCCAAAGAACGAACTGCGAGGTCACAAAGTTCTTCAAGTTCTTCATCAGACTTTACTTTACCCACATTAATTGCAGATAGAATACAAGTAGCAATTTCAGATGAATTATCATCATCAATATGTTGAAGTGGAAACGTGGGAAGTGTTATTTCTTGACACAAGTTTGACATTGTAACCTGATCTTTAAAAGAGCTATGAGAATTGCAATGATCAATATTCATAATGTAGATACGACCAGTTTCTGCACGTTCTTTCAGAAGATTCAAAAATAGTTCTTGAGCGCCAATAGTTTTTCTTTGAATAGATTCATCTCGTTCATAACCCACATAAAGGTCGTCAAATCGATCAGTGCCAAAAGCATCATAAAGACCAGGAACGTCGTGTGGGGAGAAGAGTGTGATTTCTCTGTTTTGAATAAATCGTTCATAGAAAATCTTGCTGATTTGGATACTGTAGTCTAACTTACGAACACGGTTATCTTCAGTTCCTTTGTTATTTTTTAATACTAGAATATCTTCTATTTCTTGGTGCCAGATTGGAAAGTGGACAGTTGCTGACCCACCCCTGATACCATTTTGAGTGCAGCATCGGACAGTTGCTTCAAACTTTTTGAGAAATGGGATGACCCCTGTGTGCTGAACTTCTCCACCTCTAATTTTACTATTGATTCCACGGATTCTACCTGCGTTGATACCAATTCCCGCCCTCTGTGCAACATATCTACCAATAGCCATATCACTACTAAAGATACTATCGAGAGTGTCATCAACATCAACAAGAACACAACTTGCAAATTGGCGAAGTGGAGTTCTCACTCCTGCCATGATTGGTGTGGGAATGTTGATTTTGTGTTTGGAGATTGCATCATAGTACTTACGCACATATGACATTCTTTTTTGCTTTGGATACTCTGCAAAGATAGTCAGAGAAATCATCATATACATGAATTGAGGAGTCTCATATACCCCACCCGTGCCCCTATCTTGCACAAGATACTTATCAGCAACCTGCCGTAAACCTGCATAAGTAAACAAATAGTCACGGTTGTGATCTATAAATGAATTTGCTTTGTCAATCTCTTCCTTTGAATATTTGTTAAAAATATCATTGTCATATACTTCATCATTAACACATCTATAGATATGTTGTTCCAGATGAGGAAGTTCCTTCATCTTTCCATAAAGTTTCTTGCGGAGAGAAAAAAGAAGAAGACGGGCAGCAACATATTGATAATTAGGATTTTCAAGACTAATTAAATCACTTGCAGATCGAATTAAAATCTCTTGAACTTCTGCAGTAGTGATTCCATTATAAAATTGAATTCCAGATTGCATCTCAACCTGAGAAGAAGAAACCCCAGAAAGACCATCACAAGCCTCTTCAACCATTATGTGAAGTTTATTTAAATCAAGTTCCTCAAGATTACCATTTCTCTTGACAACTTTTGTTCCGTTGCTCATGTTTTCTTCCAATTGTTAAATTTGATTTTTGATTCTAAACCTGAATAAGTATTTGATTTTAACATATCCATAACATTATGTCCAGAAAGCACAAGATCATTAATATCCTTTTCTTTCATATCTCTAGGCCAAATCACTACTTTGTCTCCTCTATCGATGGTTTTTGATATTCTGTTGACGATTTCTCTATTGCGTGGTTCGTTATCATAAACGTAAATATAATCGCACCAACCAAACGACCTAATATCAATATCGGACCCACACATAGCAACAGAGTTTTGTATAAACGTAGAGTCGAAAGGTCCCTCAACGATGTAAATAGATTTTGATTCGTCAATTTTATCAAACCCATAAATTTTTGGTACATCATCAGAAAGCATTACAGTAATATATTTATTTGTAGAATAACCGAGTGCTCTTCCCTGAAATCCTATCAATGATTTCTTATAGACAAGAGGGATAATGATCCTAGATTCTTCATACTTCATACTTTTTTCATCAAAAGTATGAACTTTACTATTAACCCATTCCTTAAACTTTTCAGCATAATAAAATTTATCCGGGTCCAATTTTCGGTTTAATAGGTATTCTTTTGCTATTTTATTTTCAGACGCCTTCGGAAGATTAATTTTAGTTTGAAATATAGGTGGCTTAAAATCAAGCTTTGGTTCTTCAGTTGTGAAATTTTTACCAGTAAATCCTTCTTTAAATTTCTCAAAAACATATTGTTTATGAATACTTATATCAATTTCTTTTAAGAAATTATTAAAGGATATATTTACACCACAATTATGACATTTGTAGTTTGTATTATTTTTAACCTGATAGAAATATCCTCTTGCTTTATTTTTATTCTTTTGAGAATCACCACAAAAGCAACATCTAAAATTATACAAATTTTCTTTTACTCTCTTAAATTTTTGCAATCTTAAAGAAATTAAATTTATATATTTTGAATCAATAAAATCCAAATCAACCTCTTTTACATTTTTTTCCGTGCCACCTAGCATAATTTCCAGGCGAGACCATTATGCCACACATTTCACATTCTAGCAACCTTTGATTAATGTGATCGAAACAACCTTTTTTACCGTAGTTTTGATTTTTTTCTCCAATCATAGATTCACTCACTTTTTTATTTCTCTCTTTTGTAATTTTTGGTTTATCACCTTTCTTAAAACTTCCTCTATTAGTCATTCCAGGTTTCATAGGATTATTATTTTTCATATATTCTGATATTTTTTTCCTAACCTCAGGCATATCACAATTATTGTGTATTACTTTATTTTCACCATTATTAACAGTATTAAGTTGATTTATCCAATATCTTTCTCTTTCATAAAGAATATCATTAGTAGTCTCTTCCAATATCACATACTCACAATCAAGAAATCTACCAAATCGTTTATGTTGTTTTCTCCTCCTTTCCAAATCTATGCTACATCCAACATAAATTGGATTAGTATTTCTATAATAACAATATACACCTACCATTATGAGAGCACTATTTTGCTCTTTCTATTCTAGTCTGTTCCGAGTCTGGTGTCAAAATATCTACAACCATACCCGATTGTGAAACCGCAAAAGACACCACAGCAAAAATACCAACTATGATCCAACGATATTTTACAAACTCGTCCAATCTAACTTCTATTTTTTCTATTCTAGTATTTACTGCTTCACAATGCTCTTTACTTTCTTCTTTTAAGTCAGTAATCATTTTTGAAATTAAATCATCAGTTTTACTACACTGATCAATTTTTTCTTCGTGAACTGCCAGCATTTTACTAATGTTTTGACTTGTCTTACCCATTAGTTGTATTGCTTCATCTATTTTATTCATCATAACTTCATATGCAGAAAGTCTTTCTTCGAGAACAGCAATTTTAGTGTCTGCTGAAGCGTTTTGGTTAAACATTTTATTGTGAGTTAAAAATTTACTACCAAAAACAAATAACTCAGGTGGTTTCAATTATATTTATTATTTTTTGATATTTCTTCTTTGAATTTGTATAAGATTTTTAAAGAAAGGATTCAAATTTTTATATCTTCTTTTTCTTAAGTCAACCGGAGGATTTTCAGGATCTGCCTGGGGTGTACCCGCAATATTCCCACTACCGACATTATTTGTTGGCGCAGAAATTATTCCCTCTTCTTTTAGCTGTATGTAATGACGAAATGCTTCAATAATTTTATCAATCTTTTTCTTTTCCATCATAGATTTTATTGAGTTCTGATAAACAACTTTCATCAATTTCTACATTATGAATACTTGATTTTGGGTATTCTGGCAATTTATTCAAAAATACAACAAAAGATTTTAAAAATGGCCACAAATCTCTTTCTATTTTAAAGAATAACATTGGAGTTGCAGCATCTCCAAATATATTATAAAGAATAATAAAATGATTCAACAGAAGGTGAGTTTTTAATTCACCTTCTCTAGTGTATCGTTTAAGCAATCTTTTCACGTATTTGAAGTGATTTAAATCTTTTTCAAAATCTTCTTTAGTAATTGCTTGTGGATTTTCATAATTTTTTATAGCAAATAATAAAAAATTATCTTCATTCAACTCATTAAAAATCATATCTTATCAAACAGGAGGATAAATTGGAGCATTTCCTGTAGTGATTCCAGACATAGCAACTAAAGTTTCCGTCTTAACTCTTAAATTTCCTTCAGAATCAATATAACTCGTAATGCCAACCCATCCAGCATGAGTTAATTTATATTGATTAGAAATAGAAGCATCAGCTCCTGCAGTAGAAACTCCAGAAACACTTTTACTATATCTTCCACTTAATCTTGTAATCGTTACAGAAGAACCACTTGCAAGAGAACTTCCAATAGTAGAACCAAAAGATACTGTAGTTGTTCCAATAGAAGTAATTGAAGTAGTAACTCCCAAACTAGCAAAAGTATCTCCAACGCGAATTCCAGTCGTAGATGCAAGTGCTACTGTTGAAACTCCTATATTTGCTGTAGCAGCAACGCTTGTTTGGACTGTAGTTGTTTCTAATGGATTATTTTGAATACTTCTTTGATTATATTTTGGATCTCGAATCACATATTTTGGAAGTTGACTAATATCATACTGAACGCCAGAAATTGCATTTCCGTTTAAATTTGTTGTTGATGCAATTGAAAGTACGGTTGTACTTGCAATTCCAACAATTACTGCATCTCCAAAATATGTTCCAGTTCTTGAACCAAAACGAATTACGTCTCCAGTTGAAGCAGCCCCAGCTTGTCCAAAGCTGGTTCCACTGCCAGTTACAACAAGACTGGTATAATTTAAAGATACTGTACCAACAGATCCAACAGCATCATTATTTCCCCAGAGTGCCATGTTTTTTCCCGTAAAAATTATTTGCTATGAATATTTATAAAAAAAGGAGACCCTAGATTTTGAGTCTCCTCTTAAGTAAAATTAAAGTGAAATCAAGGAGTTAAATCTTTAGCTCCTTTTTCTTTCAGTCGTGTTTGAATTTGAATTAATACGAAAGAAAGAATTCCATTTGCCTTTACATTTGGATTAGCACCAAGAAGTTCTGAAATTGCAAACAATACAGTTGCAATCAGAGCTTCATTTGCTTTTGCCCAAGCAACTAATGCTACGATAGACATAGTAACCTCCAATTAGAGTATATCCTATATTATTTAGGAAAAATATTACGCTGAAAGGGAAGATAAATTAACTCCCTTTTGAATTGCTACTTTTTGTGCGCGTGAAAGATTCTGATGAGCAGAATCTGCTTTTTGCTTTGCCTGCAAAACTTGATTGATTGCTGATGTATTCTGTTGATTTTGAGATGTAGTTTGTTGTGTTTGTTCAACTGCTTCACCCATACCTTTCTTTGCTTTCCTTGCTCTTCTTTGAACTTCTTTTGTAGATACTGGTTCAGTTACAGAACCTGGATTTCTAACGCCACTATACCTCCTAACTCTTCCATGTTCTCTTGATTTTTTCCTACTTTCTCCTCTTTTACTAAAAGAGCCAACAAGTTGAGTCTGAATTTTTGGATCAGTTCCTCTAGTTTGTCCCCTTTCACCTTGAGTAACTTGCCTATGTTTTTCTAATGGCTCTAAGTTTTTTGGATCATCATCAATATGAGAAACTTTTTGTGGTTGATATTTTTTGATATCTTTCTTAGTTGCAATAAGTTTTTTTCGAGGAGAACCAGTTCCCGGAATATCTCCAGTAAAATGACCTGGTTTTATGGTCATTCCACGTTTACGATTATATCCAATGTTTTTCAAATGTTGAATTATACTTTTATTATCAACTTTCCCTTTATCTTCAACTAAAGAAACTTCCTCTCCTACTGATTTCCTAAATGCACCTCTCGCGGTATTTGGTTCTATTACTGCACCTCTAGATTTATTAATTACATACTTATTTGCTTTTGTGGTTTGTTTGAATTTTGATGGGTCTCTCAACGGAGAAAAATCCATAGTTTCTCCTTTTCCTAATTTTTCTTTATGAAAATCTCCAGTAGATACTGTTCTTACAACATTACCTTCAGGTCCTTTAACATTAATCTTTGCTGGTTCAACTTTAGTTGTTTTCCTTCCTCCAGTTTCAGGGTTTCTTCTTTTTTTACTTCCTACTTCTTTTAATGCAGCTTGATCTAAATCAAGCTGTACTAAATGCTTTGGTCTTGTTGGGCCAGAAAGCTTTTCTATTTTTTTTGATTTTTTTTCAGATCTTGGAAGTTTTGCTTCATCAATATATTGCTCTGTCATCTTTTTAGCCATCTTAGTGGCAGTGGCATACATTACCTCTTCACCACGCCCAGGATATCTTTTTTCAAAGTCGGAAAGTTGATTTTTCATACTTTTTACAATTCTTTCCTTTTCACGAGACTCCTTTGAAGATAAAGTTCTTTCTTCAATATATTCCTCTGTTACTTTTTTCTTTTTATTTTTCTTTTTTGGTTTTTTAGTACCTTCAGGATTCAACATTCTCATTAATTCACCAGGAGACTTACGGGAACGTGTTGTTCCAGTCTCTACAGATGATAATGGATTAGTTACAGTTCTAGAACGCAATTCTGGTGTATTATCATCATTATTTTCATTTATTCCAAGTTTATTAGCTGCGGCAGCCATTCTTTGTCTTAACTCTGCTGCCTTATCCTCCGTACTCTTAACTGAAGAAACGATTCTTTGTGCATCTTCTGGAGATAATTTACCACCCTTTCTACGCTCAGCTCTAACTAATGCTTTCCTTTGATTATCATTTAATGATTTTACTGGAGTTGTAACAGTTTTTACCTTTGGTTTAACTTGTTTTTTTGGTGGTGATGTTGGTTCACCCCAAGGGTCTTCAATTGATTTTGTTTTTACTTTTGGTCTAGATTCTTGTTTTGTTGTATTTGTTTTTTTAGTGGGTGGTGTATATGAACCACTACTTACCTTTTCCTTTGCACCAACTCCAGTACCGCGATATGTTGATGCACTTCTTGTTTTTGTGTGTGCTTGACTTGGTTTTTTATCACCTTCCATTTTACGAGCAACACCTAATGCTCCTTTAGCAACACTTCTTGCTCCAGATGCAACTGCTCCTGAAACCATTTTCTTAGCACCACGAACTTTACTGGAAAGTTTTTGTCTTGCAAGTCTTCCAACTGAACTCAAAATATTTCTACTTCTCTTTTCTTTACTAGAAGTATCGTGACCATAAGTAACTTTTGCTTTAGTCAGGGCATATTCAAGTGCTTCCTCAATATCATCTTCTTCATATCCTTCATCAAGAAGTTCTACATAAACACTCTCTACAATATAATCAACCTCATCAATTTCAATCATTTCAAGAAGAGTTCCACCAAGAATTTCTACAGATTCTCTTACACCATCACCCATATCAATTGTTGGGTTAATAATAATTTTATTATTTACTGACTTTTCTTTTATTTTTTTGTCATTTTTATCTTTATTAAGTACTTCGACAATTTCAGAGAGGTCTTCTCTCCAGTTTGAATACCCTTCCTTTACACTTCTTTTTTTTGCATTTTTTTTGCGAAGTTCTTTAAAATCAGATGAAGTTAATTTTCCATAGGGAGCTGCTACATCAATTTTAGTCTGATCTCCAACCAACTCTTCTTTAATTTTCTTTTTTCTATCTTTTAATGCCTTTTTCATAGATTCAATTTCATCACCATCATTATCAAAATCAAGATAATCTGGTTTTGATTTTTTACCTTCAGTTAAACAATCATTATATTCTAATTCATTTATTAAAGATCTTTTAGAAATAGACATTTTAATAAGTACTTACTTTTTCTTTCTTATACTTATTTATAAATTTTGATAGAAATGATTTACCTCCAGACTGAATATTTTCACTACCTAAAGTAGAACCTGGAGTTTGTTTTATTGCATACTTCAAATAACCATCAGTTCCAGCAAGAGTATTAGGTTTTCCAGGTTCTCTATACATTTGATTCATTTTAACTTCACTGTATTCAGCTAAATCTTTAATCCAAGATTTAAACATAACATCATCTTCAGTAACACAAATTAAATAATTTGTTCCTCTACGAATTACCTTTCCAACTAACCCACTATTTGTATTTTCTACTATGTCATCAAGTTTGAAAATTTCATTTTTAATATAATTTTCCCTTAAATTTTTAAAGTCAAGTTCTGGAGCAATTTCCCAAAGATTATAACTTTCTTTCATNGATGTTTTAAATCCCATAGCNTTTCTGATNTCATTAAATAATTTTCTACTATCATTTTCATCCATTGTTTTTGTCATTCCTCNCTTAAATTCCCTAAAGTTATTATCTGCTGCAGCTCNTCTTAACATTCCAGATGAAACACCAGATATATCCTTTTCAGCATCAAAATTACCGCTTGGAAAAACTCTTATATCTTTAAATTCATAATATTTACCATTATACTTATTTGCCAGATTTTGAATTTCAGATTGGCGATCAGAACCAACTACAATATTTACATTCACATACCCATCCTCATTTGCAGACATTAACACATCAAATACTGTTTTCATTTCTGGGTTGTTTATAATTTCATCTTCAATTTCAGGAAACATTTTTTTGATATAGTAAATTTTTCTATTAGGATTTAATGGATCTTGTTTTGAATCTTGAGTTCTCGATGGATAAATTCTTATCTCTCCCCCTAAAGAGACTCTATCTGCGGTTGAAAATAATTTCTTATGCTCCTTTGTCGGTGGATTAAATCTTCCAAATACAACTGTTACATATTCATCTTCAGATGGAAGTTCTTCTACATCCCCTTTCACATTTTGCATAGAAGGAACTTTTTGGGATGCCTGCGGTTGAATCTGACCTGCAACTTGAGCTTTGTTTGGTGTACCAGCCTTTGGTGGAATATCTCTTTGCCCTACTCTTTGACCTTTATTAAAAAATTTAAGTTGACCCTCAACTGTTTTTGCTACGAATTCTCCCTGAGAATTATACCAATCACCATGACCGTCTCCAACAAGACCAAGCTTTTTTGCTTGCTCTGATGCTCTTGTTTCTTTTGCTTCTAGTATAAATTGAGAAAACTTCTTCATCTTATAGTGTTTATAGGTATTTATTGATTTATCTAACTCCATCTACATATTTATTCCTTGGATCAAATGCATGACTTTTATTTGTAAAAGTAATTGAAAGACCTTTATATGGAGATAGAGATCTTGCGTTTCTTTTTGGATCTGTTTTTATTACCAAATACACATCAGATTTTATTCTTGATAAGTCTGCATAATTATTATTTTTGTATATATTAATCCCACTCATACTAATTACATTATGACTAACATTGGTCAATCCCGCATTTATGATGATATAATCAACTCCTGCAGATCCACCAAAACAATATTTTTTAATTTCATCTATAGTTGCTGGGACTCTTATCCCCTTTATATCATTATCAAAAATTACTGGCTGGTTTGAAGAGGTTTTTAATGATACTATTCCTTTATTTAAAGTATCATTCAAAACTTGTAAAGGAATATTTTGATATGTATCTGCACTACTCCAAAATGAAAAATTACCTTGTTTTAACGATAAAGTAACTTCTTTACCAGCTTTAGTTGTTATTAAAATATCAGGTTTTTTTAAACTTTGGCCAACTTTATCTACTGATTTTATAGGTCCTATTGATATTTTTTTCCCTCCACCATATAGGTTTAGAGTTAAATTATTATACATATCAAATATTTGAGGAGGAACTCCATCCATTTCTTCTCTTAATTCTTTAAGTTTATTGAGTTCATCAACTATCACAGAATGAAAATATAATTCATATGCTTCACCAGGTTTTAATACACTACTAACTTTACTTTTACTCCTTTCTAATTGTATTTTTATATACCCATATCCATTTTCAGTTAATCTCAGTTTACCAACATTACCATCAACTTCCTTTTTTACTTTTATTTGTGGATATAATCTAATAAGTTCAGTGTATATTTTTTCGTATATATTTTTCCCTTGAGATAAATCTTTTGGTATGACAGTTACAGTGTAGTTTTTTCTATACACCAATCCAAGTTTAGATGCAATAGAATTTACCACATATTGAATTTTTGTTACATCTACTTGGCTACTTATCATTATAAGTGAATCTTATTATATAAGTATTTAGAAAAAAATCTATAGTTTAACTAATTTAGAAAAGCCCTTTATCTTTTCTGCTTGATAAACACCATCAAATTTATCTTCCAGTCCGATTTTATGTGAAATTACAAATACATTTGTATCCTTTAAAATATATTTAATAATTTTAAGAAAATCATCACTTCCTGCACTATCTAGAGAACTATCAAAAACTTCATCAAATAAAATAATATTACAATTAGTTGAGTTTTTAAATTTTGCAATTTCTCTCCAAGCAAAAATCAAGGCAAGATTAATTCTTGACTTTTCACCTTCAGAAAAAGAACTATATGAAAAATCTTCTTGAATTGGAGATTTAATTTCTTCATTAAATTCTTCATCTAAAGTAAAATTTACATAAAAATCCATCATTTGCAAATAACGATTAACTTGCTGATTTATTAAAGGTAAATATTTTTTAATAATTTTAGATTTTACCCCACCATCTTTAAGTAAATTATAAGTGAAATCATAATAATGAATTAAATCTTTTTTAGATGCAAGGTCTTCATATATGTGTTGAAGATTATCTTCAAATTCTTTTAATTTTACGTGTTCAATATTTTTGTTCTCAATCTGTTCGGCAATAGTTTGAATTTCATATTGAATATCTTGAATTTGTTTCTGTTTAATAGAAACACTTGTATGATTTTGTATAATTTCATTATTAAATTTTACTAATTCTTTTGACAGTGTTAAAAATTTATTCTCTTTACTTTCTTCTTCTTGAATTGTTAGTTTTAAGTCCTGATACCCAGATTGCAATTCCTTAGCTTTATTTTGATAATTATCAATCTTATTTAATCTAAATTCTTCATTAATTGATTGAGTACAAGTTGGACAAACAGTATTAGTTGAAAAAAATTTATGTTCTTCTGCAATTATTGATATTTTTTCGGATAACTTACCTTTCAAGTTTACAAGTTTTTTAAGTTTGTCTGTAGAATTTGCATATTCATCAATATTTTTCTGTATATCAACAATATTAGTCTCAATAATTTTATTACCATTTAATAAATTTTTGATTTCTTGATTTAAACTTGAAATTATTTGTTTTTTATTTTGAATATTTTCCTTTTCACGTTTTTCAAGTTCGTCAATAAAGTTATTTTGCATTTTAACTTTATCTGAAAGGGATTCTTTTTTTAAATCAAGGGTTTTAATTTCATCTTTTATTTTACGTATTTTTTCTTTAATTACAATATTCATAGAAGAAAAAATTTTAATATCCAATAAATCCTCAATCACTTCTCTACGATGAGCCGATTGAAGTTGCATAAATGGAATATAATTACTTGAGCCTAAAATTACTATCTGAGTAAAACTTTTAAAGTCCATTTTTAGAACATTTTGCTCTAACCATTTTTGTTGTTCTAATACTGCAGATTGATCTAATAATTTTCCATCTTTTTGTATTTCAAACAAATTAGGCTTAATTCCACGAATTATTTTCCATTCAGTATTTCCAATTGAAAATTCAACCTCAACTCTACAATCCTTTTCATTTATAGAATTAATCAATTGATTTTTATTGATTTTACGATATGCCTTTCCATAAAGTGAAAAACATAAGGCATCTAATAAAGAACTCTTACCACTTCCATTAGTACCGATAAGAAGATTAGTTCTATGTTCTGTAAAATCAATTTCATTAAAATGATTACCAGTTGACAAAAAATTACGGTAACGAATTTTTTTAAATAAAATCATAATAAGTATTTGGGGGAACTACAATATCATCAGAAGTAATCACGGTATATTGATAATCATGAATTTGGCAGGTTTTTAACATTATTTCATCTTCAATTTCAATTACGTGCATTTCTGGAAATCCATTTTCTTCAAGCATCATAGCATATCTAACAGCATCATCCTCTTCCTGAAAGATATAAAGGATTTGTTCACCATCCTCATTCTGAACCGAATATGCGCCTTCATTTTCCTTTCCACTGATTGTTATTAAGAACATATCTAAACCATCTCACAAGCCTCCTGATAGACCTCCTGGATGAGGTTATGAAGGACTGACTTATCAAGGTTCGCCTCAGATTCATTCACATATCTATTCAAAATAGAAATGGTGTCTTCAGATTCAAGTGCTTCAAAATTTTCAGGTTCTTCACTATTAAAGTTTTCAACTATTTTAATTTCGGCAATATTTGAACTATAAAGTTTATCAATAAATTTTTCAAATTTTTGTGCATCTGTTTTTTTACGAACTATCACCTTTACAATTTTATTTTCATACTCAGATACATCAAATGTTTGATATGGAGTATCCTCATAATAAATATGATAAAAAAGACGATATGGATTATTGACTGGAATATGCTCCAATGTTTCTGTGTCAAAAATATGAAATCCACGAGTATCATTTATATCATTCCAAAACATCTCATATGGATTTCCCAGATAAAATACCGTTCCGTTATCAGAACGAGTATGATAATGACCAGAAAATACTTTTTTGAATCCTTTAAAAATATCGGAATCCATTCCTTGGTCCATAATGGTTGTAGTATTTGCACGAAATCCTTGCAGTTCCAAATGACCCATTACAACTGGCGCTTTTGTAGATGAAATCATTTTCATTGTTTTCATTTCATTTTCAGAATTAATCCAAGGAATAAAAAGAACTCTCAAATTTTCCAATAAAACTTCTGTTGGGTCTGAGATAATTTTTACATTTGAATATTCACGAAGTAAAAGATCTACTGCATTTACTTGGTTTGTATTGCGATAATAACTTGTATGATTACCTACAATAGTATATACATTACAATTTAATTCGGAAAGTTTATCATAATAATTACTTTTTGACCAAGAAAGTGCAGCAAAATCAATACCTTTACGACTATCAAATGTATCACCCATATCAATAACAGTAGTAATACCATACTGTTTCAATGTCGGAAAAAAAATTTTATTATAAAAGTTTAAAAAATAATCGTGAAATAGTTTTGAATTTTTACGACACCCAAAATGCTGATCACAAATAATAGCGACTTTCATTTTAAAATTAATATCTCAATTTAGTGTAAATATTATCCTTAATTGAATTATAGTCACTATAATTACTTCCGTCAAATAAATTATCTTCAAATACTTCGGAAAATCCTGATCTTTCTAAGATTTTATTTTTAATTTCCATTTGTCTTTTTTCTCTTTGAATTCTACGAAGAAAGGCATAATGTATAATTTGAGTAAAATATGCAAATGGGTTCTGAGATTTTGCAGGATCAAAATTGTGTATATATTGAACTGAATTCTCAATTCCATCAGAAATCATATCTTCTTTGAACATATAATTTACAAAATTTGGTTTAAAGGAAAGGTGATTTGCTATTTTTAAAAAACAATCTCCGATATATCTTGGTATTGGTGGTTTTGTATCCCAAGATTTTGCCCTATCATCTTTTGTTGGTTGATTTCCATACTTTCTAATAAAACTTATTTCAACATCTTCACGATATTTAATAAGTGCTTCAAGAAATTCTTTATTATTTACATAATGCTCTGACCTTTTTCTTTTGGTCATAATTGCTGTGGTTATCATAAATTTTATCATTATTATGTATGAATATTAACATATTAAGGTGGAGTTGACAACCCTACAGATTCACACTAGACTACCTTTGTCTCCAATGAAGGGGTCACTCTGATCTATTATATATCTTCTCTAATATATCTTTAGCATCATTTACATTAGCTATGTAACCCATTTCACGAGTTATTTTTGATTGATTTGTTTTTTGTTTATTTAATTGTCTGATAAAAGATTGATACATCATTATCATTTCAATATCAGATGATTCCGACATAGTAATTATGTCATCCAAATTAAGTATAATCATATCTTCAGTTGTTGTTTTTAACCAAGGTTCTATTTTATAACCAGAAGCACCAGTTCTTAATTTAAATTCAGAAACAATAATAGGATTGGAAACAATTAATAGTGTTCTATTTTCCTCTTCTGATGCTGCTACTTTAGCAAATATTTCTTCTCCAGTCTTAAGTTTAAGGGTGCAATAAAAATCTTCTTCAATCATTTTTTTTAAGAGGTACAGTAATTATTTCATATTTAAAGTTTTCTTCTGCATATATTTTAATTCTTTCAATCAGATGATTTAGAGTATAATTTTTTCTCGATTTATAAGTACAATCATCAGAAATGTCATAAAGAGTTGCTTTTGTTTTATTTTTTCCCTTTCTTAAAACTCTTCCAATCGATTGTAAATTTCTTATTCTAGATTTACTTGGTGATGCAAAAATTACATTATGTAAATTTTTTATATTTATACCAGTACTAAATGTTCCATAAGAAGCTACAATAATTGCATCATTTTCTCTTTCTGTAATTTCTCTAACTAATTCTCTTTCTTCAGTATCTACTCCACCATGTATAAAAAACACTTTTCTTTCACCCCTCTTATTTTTATTTATATTTTCAAATAAGATTGCTCCATGAGTTTCTACCCTAGAAAATAAAACAAGAGTATTACCTTTTAAATCAAGAGTAAGATTTGTTATAAATTTATTTCTTTGTGTATGAGAAATTAAATATTGAATTTCATCTTCATAAGTTTCAAATTTTTGGGGTAAATGTTTAAGAACGATACAACGTATATCAAGTTGAGAAAGATGTCCTTGTTTCATCAATTCTTCTGTTCTTGTAATTTTATAAGTAGGACCAAAAAGACCTTCCAATACCCATTTATGAGTTTGAGATCCATCTAAAGTACCAGTAAAACCAAATCTATATTTTGCATTGTGAAGTTTAGTCATTATTGATATTAATGACTTCGATTTAAATTGATGTGCTTCATCACCAATAATTACATCATAGTCATTAAAAAATGTTTTATCTAATTTATAGATTGACTGCCAAGTTGCAATTGTGATAGGATGGTTACTANTTTTTTCTCTTCCAGAATAAATCATATGGCAACATGATTGAGAATCCATACCATAATCTTCAAAATCTTTATATAATTGACTTACCAAACTTGTCGTTGGAACAACTACGAGAATTTTTTTACCTTTATTCATATAATAATGCACGAGGGAATAAATCATCAGACTTTTTCCAGATGCAGTTGGACTTATCAATAATTTTCTATTATGCTTTAAAGCATCATATACTCCATCTATCTGATAATCTCTAGGACTATAAGAGCATATGGATTTCATATAATCTGTTACACCTTCAATTGAAATACCTTCATTTACTTCAAATGGAGTTCCGTAAAATTTATTATCTTTAAATTCATATGTGTAATTGTGTGTAGAAAGTTTTTCAATTATTTTGTCAAGTAATCCAACATATATTTCTCCAGTATGAGTACTTAACAAACGAATTTTTCCATCCCAATATTTACTTCTATATTGGGACATAAATTTTGAAGATTCTACTTCAAAAGTAAAATATGGTTGAAGTTCATATAAAATATGTGGTTCACAATGAAGTTTTAAAAATACTTCATTTTTCTTTTCAATGATTACATCACTCATAATACTCATTATACTATGAGTATTTATTTGGATTATTTGATAACATTTTTATTAACCCAATCCAGACATAAATTTTTGATAATCGATTGAATTTTTAATTTGATATGTTCTATTATGTAACATTTTCAAAATATCATTGAGGTAATCGATCATAATATTATAATAGTCTATTTTTAAAATAACAGAAGATAATTTTTCATCAGCGTCAAGATACTTTTGCATTGTATCTTTATCTCTAATTTTCTTTGGAAATGGACACTCGATATAAACTTCAGGATCTGCCTTTCCAGAATAATATTCATATCTTTCGTGCCTAATATTACTTTTTTGTTGTTCTGCTTTTTTCTTAAGAAGAATTATATTATTATATAAATCAAAATATTTTGCGTGAAGAGATGGTACTTTTAAAGATTCTGTATGTAAATTGTCTATATCTATTTTCGAATCACTTTCCCACATTTTTTGAATCATCTCTAAACTAATACTCATAATGGATTTCCATTCAAATCTGTTATATTGTAAATAGTATACTTGAAATTTACTTCTGCTGTAAAGTAATTTATATCAGTATTTGTAGCATCAAAATCCAAAGAAGTTAAACTGTAAGGCCAAAGATCATTGAATTTAATTTTAAAATTTGGTCTCATAGAACTTCCTAAAATAGTTAATGTTCCATCGGAAAAAATATTCATCATTTTTGAATCTGAACCATCAAATGATTTATTTTCATTTTGTAACTCAAATATTTCATTTAAACTTTCTGGATATCCCAAACCTCTAATCCATTTTTGTATTTCCATATAATTTTCAAGGTCTTCATCTACAATAAACCTTAAATTAAAATCATCAAATTGCATTTTATCACCAGGAACATCAATATTTTTTAGATATGTTGGTTGCTCTGCAATTCCTAAGGTAATTCCTGGTATATTTGCCAGATTGCTAAAAAAAGATACTTTTGGTGCTCGATTTAAAGTAAATTCAAATCCTGTGGGAGATAAGAAATTTCTATTTTTTATCTGTCTATCTGAGATATTAGATGCCATTTTGGATAATTATTGACTATGAGTATATAATAATATTAGATATTGTGCTGAAATGTTTAAAAGTAAAGAAGAATTAAAAAACTATTTATTTGATAATTGGAATAAGTCTAATTTCATTAAATTATCTTTAAATAAAAATATTAAAAATATAATAGAAACCGAAACATCATTTTTAAATAAGTATTATCAAAATATTCCTTTGAGAACCAGAGCTTATGTGATAATCAATGAAATAATAGAAAATACACTACCAAAATGTAAATGTGGATGTTCTCAAGTTTGTTGTATTGATAGGACTTATAGTGAAAGGGGATTTAGGTTGTATGCTAACTCAGAATGTTCCAGAGGAGATAGTAAAATTGATGAAAACTCTAAATCAAAACTTGAAAATTATAATTGGTTATTTAATGAAAGAATAATTTTGAAAAAATCAATTGAAAACATATCAAATGAATTAAATGTTTCAACAATTTCTGTAGTTAAGTACCTTAAAATGCATCAATTGCATAATTTAATTGATGCAAGAAGAAGAAATAGTTATAGTACAAAAATATTAAGTGACAAAGAG